GTCCTGGTGCACGATGCACTCCCGTCGATCCTATCCGACTGCATTCAAAGCTGGCGGAGTCCTTGTCTTACGACGTTGACTCCTCCCCAGCCGCGATAGTAGCCGGTGGATTACCTGACGTTTCGGATCCCTCCTTTAGGGATCGGTATCTCCTCTCGGAGGTCCTCAGGAAGTACCCGGGGTTTGACCTGGGTATCGACACTACGCAAGTCGCGATCTCCTCCTTCATGGAGGATGAGCGGCTTAATGCCGCGACCAATAGTCGGCTATACAGCAGCAACGCGGAAGACCCGCGCGTCCACCAGGTATTAGATCTGGCTGGTCGTAAAATTGCAGCTGTTCTTGGCCGGTTTAACTGGTCGTGGTGGCGTAGGGGGTGCAGGTTTGGACCTGGGGCTACCACAAGATTGAAGGCCATGGAGGCCACAATCGCAGGGAAGCTCTCTGGCAACCCACACTGTACTGGCAAGGCTCTTTCGCTCGGCAAAACCCTCCTATCATTAACGCCCGCATGGGCTTACAGGGTAGGAATCTGTCCGACAAGCGGAGAAATTCCGGTTGACGTCCGGGATCTTGACCAGTTCGAGGTCGTTCCCAAGAACGCCAAGACTGGGCGTACCATCGGTATCCAACCCGATCTCAATATCTACATGCAACTTGGCATGGGGTATGTGATGCGGAGGAAGATGGCGCGCTGGGGTATCAACCTCAATGACCAGTCTATCAATCAAGAGCGCGCAAGGACTGCATCGCTCAAAGGTGACCTGGCGACGTTAGATCTGAGAAGCGCAAGCAACTCAGTTACGCTAGGCCTGGTTTATAGGCTCCTGGGTAATCAATCCCATTATGTCTGTGACCCCACCTGGTACCGCATGCTAGAAACACTGCGGACGGATGGTGCCTTGATTGATGAAACACCTCACACTTACAGCCTATTCTCCAGTATGGGGAACGGCTTTACGTTCGAGCTCGAGTCCCTGATTTTTTGGGGGCTGAGCACGGCGACGTGTGAGATCTTGGCAATCCCGTCAGATGTAACTGTGTACGGTGATGACCTCATCGTGCCTACTGGTGCCGTGGACCTCCTCAAAGAGGTCCTAGGTTTCAGCGGTTTTCGGCTAAACGATCAAAAGTCGTTCTGGTCGGACACTGGTAACATCTT